GGCATAGCGATTGAACCTTCGCTGAATGTTTACTATCAGCTTGGGGTAGGTCGCGAGCTTCGGTTGCGGTTAAAACAGATTGGGATAGACCTTGATGAGGGTCAATCCCTGCACAGGCGGCTCGCCTGTGTGGCCTCGCGCAGTACCAAAGGCCATCTCGCAACGATCGATCTTTCATCTGCTAGCGACACGGTATGTTGGAGGCTTGTGAAGTTAATCGTACCGGAACACTGGTACGAACTCCTCGCCTCTCTTCGTTCGCCGACAACAATAGTCGACGGGCGTACATACCACCTGCAGAAGTTCTCCTCTATGGGGAACGGTTACACATTTGAACTTGAGACGCTGATCTTCTTTTCGATCTGCGCTCAAGTACTCGAGGACATGGGAATTGACGCCATACCAGGCGTTAACATCTCTGTCTACGGGGACGACATTATCGTGCCGTCTGAATGTGCTGCGGAATGTCTTGCGTATCTCTCCTATTTCGGCTTCACTGCCAATCGACGGAAGACTTTCGTCACTGGCGTTTTCAGGGAGTCGTGTGGGGGGGATTATTTTGATGGAGTGTCTGTACGAGCTCACTATATCAAAAAGTTCCCCTCAGAACCGCAAGATTGGATCGCGCTGGCTAATGGTCTACGACGCCTCGGTGAACAATCCGGGCGTCTCGACCATCAGATGCTGGTTAGACGTGCTTGGTTTCGCACACTTGACCAGCTTCCAGTACAGATCCGGAACCTGCGTGGCCCTGCGGATCTTGGGGACGTTGTCATCCATGACGTTGAGTCTCAGTGGCGCAAAAAAATGCGTCATTCGATTCGTTACGTCTATGGCTACGTTCCCTTCACAGACCCGTTACCTCTTGCGAGGTTTAGCCCAATGGTTCAGCTAGCAAGCGCCCTCTACGGTGTTTCGAGTCGCGGCCCAATTCAAAGGGGCGCGATTTCGGGATACCGTATTAGGAAGATGCCTTTCTCCTAGGAGGCATCGGGCGGTTAGAGGAGGGTAGCACCCTTCTCGGTTGGCTTTATGGAGGCTCCTTTTGGAGCGTAATATGGGATTCAGG